CGATATGGATAGCAGCGCGTTGAAATGCATATATAAGCTTCATGAGGAAATAGAAGACTTCAGGACGGAAAAGTGTGATTAAAGTTGGCTATCTTCGTCAAACGGGCTTGCAAAATGCAACAAAATGAGCCATATTTTACGGTAATTTGATATTTTGCCATATTTATAAATAACCTCGCTTCGGCGGGGTTTTTTTATGCCTTCTGCAATAACTTCTTGATGGGGTTCGCAACCAGAGTTATCTGTATGTCATACCGTTTAAACAGGAAAAAGACATGCTAAATCAAGATGATATGACAGAGGTGGCGCGCGCTGTTTTTAATGAGTTAAGTGATGAACCAGCTACGGCCGGGGAGATTGCGCAGAACACGCATCTAACGCGCGAACGCTGCCAGTTAATTTTAACGCAGCTGGTAATGGCAGGTTTATCGGATTATCAATTCGGATGTTATAAGCGCCTCCCTGAGTAGAGAGGCTTTCTGCTGTGAAAATGGGCGGCTGGTGGGTGTTGTAGCACCCGGCCAGCCATTCGCTCATGTACATGGTCACAAGCGAACCTAGGCCCACTGCTTTAGCGCAAAAGCAAAGTGAGCCTATCATGAGTTACGCTTACTGATCTATGAAAAATACTGTAAAAATATCCAGTGTTGAGTTGATCAACTCTGACTGCCTGCAATATCTCCCGTCCATCCCCGATAACTCCATAGATCTCATAGTTACGGATCCGCCGTATTTTAAGGTGAAGCCGAACGGTTGGGACAACCAGTGGAAAGGGGATGAGGATTATTTACGTTGGCTTGACAGCTGCCTGGTGCAATTCTGGAGGGTATTAAAGCCATCTGGCAGTATGTATCTGTTTTGTGGTCACCGTCTGGCATCAGATATAGAGCTTCTCGTCCGTGAGCGGTTTAATCTGCTTAACCATATCGTCTGGGCTAAACCTTCCGGACGCTGGAACGGGTGTAATAAAGAGAGCCTCCGTTCATACTTCCCGGCGACAGAACGCATAATTTTCGCCGATCATTATCAGGGGCCATACAAACCAAAAGATGATGGCTTTGCTGTTAAATGCAACGAGTTAAAGCAGCATGTCATGACCCCGTTAATTACATATTTCCGCGCCGCTAGGGATTCCCTTGGGGTAACTTCAGCTCAAATTGCTGCCGCAACAGGCAAGAAAAATATGGTTTCCCATTGGTTTGGCCTTAGCCAGTGGCAACTACCGAACGAAACCGATTATCTGAAGCTGCAGGCTTTATTTCAGCAAATAGCCCTGGACAAGCATTCGCGCAACGAACTCGGGAAACCCCATCACCAATTGGTCGCTACTTGGCAATCCCTTAATCGAAAATACTCCGAACTTCAGCAGGAATATCAGCGTCTGCGAAGACCGTTTAGTGTCTCCGTCACGGTGCCATATACCGACGTCTGGACGCATAAACCAGTTCAGTTTTATCCAGGCAAACATCCATGTGAAAAACCTGCCGATATGCTGCAGCAGATCATTACAGCCAGCAGCCGGCCAGGTGAACTGATCGCTGACTTTTTCATGGGATCCGGTTCTACGATAAAGGAAGCGATTAAATCAGGCCGTCGCGCCATTGGTGTTGAGCTGGAGGCGGAAAGATTTATTCAGACATCTGAAGAAATCAGAAGGTTAATAGAAATATAACGGTTTACTGCGGCTAAGCGTTGCTGTGGTGGCCATCACTTTCAGGCTCAGGGATTCACCTTTGACATTGCCACTTAACAGAGTAGCCCTGAAGCCTGAACCCATCACACTAACACCCGCAACCCTGCGAGGTGAGAGACTATGAAAATGCCCAATAACCCGAGCAACTGGCCTGATTTGCTGGAGTTGCTGCAGAGCTGGTGGCGCGGAGATACGCCGCTGGGCGCAGTATTGTTTTCTTTGCTTATGGCTGGGCTGCGTATTGCTTATTTTGGCGGCGGTGGCGGCTGGAAGAAGAAAACTCTCGAAATTCTACTCTGTGGTGCTCTGACGCTGACATGTTCATCCGCGCTGGAGTATCTCGGATTGCCTAAAACACTCTCTGTGACTATCGGTGGCGGTATTGGACTTATTGGTGTGGACACCCTCAGGGCATTCGCAATGAAATATTTAGGCAGCCGGTTTGGTATCGGCGGCGGAGATAAAAAGGCTTAACAATGACAGCAGATCAAATCATTGAGGGGATCCTCGGTAAAGAAGGGGGTTACGTAAATAACCCGAATGACAAAGGCGGTCCTACGCGTTGGGGTATCACGCAGATCACCGCCTGCGCATACGGTTATAGCGGCGATATGAAAGCGTTACCTCGGGAAACAGCCAAAGCCATTTACCTGTCGCAATACTGGACTGAACCGAAGTTCGACCGCATCGCCGAACTGTCACCTACCATTGCACAGGAGTTGTGTGATACCGGTGTAAATATGGGGCCGCGCGTCGCTAGTACATTCTTGCAGCGCTGGTTAACGGCATTGAATATGCAGGACAAGCTATATCCAGACCTTAAACCGGACGGTGTAATTGGCAATATCACCATCGCCGCTCTGAAGAGTTACCTTGCTGTTCGCGGCAAAGATGGCGAAACCACATTGCTAAAAGCGCTGAATTGCAGCCAGGGTGCTCGCTATCTGGAGCTAACCGAAGCGAGGCCTGCAAACGAGGCGTTCCTGTACGGCTGGGTTAAAGAGCGGGTGAGCCTATGAAGATGATTATTTTCGCTCTGCTGGCGCTGGTGGCCTTGCTCGTTCTGTTGTTACTGCGCAAATATACCCGGCTGGAGTTCGTTGGGCATGCCCGATTGCTGCTAAAAACATGGTCTGTCCGCCTGGGCGCTGCCGGCGCGTTGGTCGGTGTATGGGCTCAATCATTCCCGGATGCTGCTCTTCATGCCTGGGCAATACTGCCGCCGGATATCAAAGGTATTCTGCCGCCCAACGTTGTTGCGATGATTAGCCCCGCACTGGTAGTTCTCGCCATCCTTTCTCAGTACGTCAGACAGCCAAAGCTGAAAGAAAAAGCCGATGAGCAGCAGGAGGCACAATGAGCCTTGAATTTATAAGCGGGCTGGTAGTCGTTCTGCTTGGCTTAATCGCTGGCGCATTTGGGTTAGGCCATGTCCGCGGGACCAGCAAGGCGGAAGCCAAAGCCGAACAGCAGCGAACCAAAGAGAATGCAGCAGCCATCGTTGCCGCAGCAGAACGTAAAGCGGAAGTCACGAAAGAGGCCAGCAATGTACAGCAGACTGTTAGCCATATGCCTGATGACGATGTTGATCGCGAGCTGCGCGAGCACTTCACCCGCTCCAGTGGTGGTTGATACCGCATGTAGTTGGGTGCGGATCATCTATCTGACTGACCACGATATTGACGTTCTCGACCGTCAGACGAAGCGCGACATTCTGACGCATAACAAATCAGTGCTGGCGAACTGCCCGCAAGGTACAAGCAAATGAACATCAATAATGTTAACGCCGCTTCAATCTTATGCGAACAGCTTAGGGAACTCGAAGCACAACGTGCAATCGTCGCGCGTGGGGAAGGGCTAGGTGTCACGATTCAGAGTCGTTATCAGGATGATGCCTTTGTTAATGCAGTACGCAGTAGCGTCACTGGTGAGCTTAGCCGACGCATTGGTGCGGTAAAGCATCAGCTTGCTGAACTCGGTGTAACGTCATTTACCAAAGAGCAGTAGGCATTACAGCAGGCATTCACTGAGTGCCTGCGATAATGCCGGGCTCAATTGCGGTGTTATTGTTTCCCCTGTTAATCTGTCCCAAACAAACCGATGGGGATAGGGACATGAAAAAGTTACTTTTTGCAGCATTAATTGGTGTTTCAGCTTTAACAATTACCGCATGTGCACCAACAGTCCAGAAAGTAGATTACAACCAGAGATCAATGCTTTTATCTCTTGGAATGAACAAAAACGACGTCATGCAGATCATGGGGTCACCACGCAGGACTGATGTGAACCAGGAACGCGAGCGCTGGATATACTGGAATAAGGCTCTCTATGGCTACACAATTATTGATAACGAACAACTGGCTAACGATCGACTGGTTATAACGTTCGTTAATGGTAAGGTCACCAAGTGGGGCCAGCAAACGCTGACTGATGACATAATGGAGTCATCACAAAAGAGCGCTCAGGCTTATGCTGAGGCACTCAAGAAATAGCCATTTCAGTCAAACGAGAACCTCGCTTCGGCGGGGTTTTTTTATATGCAAAAAGAGGTAATAACCGATGAGCTTTAAACATGAACTTGGTCAGGTGGTAACCGTCAATATCAGTGAAGAAGAAGGGCATATCAAAGCTCGTGCTGAATATACGCATGGCCCCAATCAGTACCTTATTCATTATCGTGCAGTAGACGGGCAAGCTGTAGACGCATGGTTTGAAGAAGGGGAGTTGTCCCCGTCTGCACTGTAGACGTACGCATTACAGGAGCCCTTCGCACTTGCGAGGTAGTTTGATAATGCGAATGAATACCATTAACGATTTCGGTATGAGCGAACTCGGTGGTTTAGACGTCTAAACGTCCATGATGGCTGATTTTGGTCATCTTTATGCAAACAAGAATCATTATCATTTAATGGGTCCTCCCGGTGGGTGGGCCTACCACGGGGCGGCGGACTCGCGGAAAACGGCTAGTTTTCGAATTACATAGTCATCATCATCATGTACGCAGGTTATTGATTATCCAGATGTAGGGTTTTCAATGATGTCGAATTGTACAAAAAGTGTTCACCATCATGGACCAGGAAATCGCTGCTTTAAAACTAAACATCAACCAGCTCGCTGGTATCACAGGCGTACACCGTCAGACGGTAGCCGCCAGGCTGAAAAACGTTGTTCCGGCACCAGGCAGTAATAGCAAGCTCAAACTCTATCTCGTCACTGATATTTTGAGTGAGCTGATGATTCCAGTGGTCTCAACGGCAAGCGTCGAAGAGATGGATCCCTCAGACAGGCTCGCGCACTGGAAGGCTGAGAACGAGCGACTGAAATATGAGGTTGATACAAAGCAGCTTATTCCTGCCGAAGACGTTGCCAGAGAATTTTCACTGATGGCGAAAGCCGTTGTTATGGTGCTTGAAACACTCCCGGACATTCTTGAACGCGACTGTGCGCTTACGCCGGTTGCGGTATCACGTGTGCAAAGCGTGATTGATGACCTGCGTGATCAGGTCGCCCAAAAAGTAATGGACGCCGAACCAGAGGAGGATGAGCCAGAGGAGGACTGATGGCAAAACGGGCATCTGCAAGGGGTATCCGCCGCGATGTCTCCGGTATTCTACGTGCCCCGCGGCGTATGCTGGTGGCCGATGCGGTCAGTTCATATATGCGTGTGCCGATGGGGGCGGGTAACTCCGTACCATGGGATCCCAATCTGGCGCCTTATATTATTGAGCCGATGAATTGCCTGGCATCCCGTGAATATGATGCCGTGGTGTTTGTCGGCCCAGCCCGAACCGGCAAAACGATCGGCCTGATTGATGGCTGGATTGTCTACAACATTGTTTGTGATCCCGCCGACATGCTGGTTATTCAGGTGTCAGAAGAGAAAGCCCGCGAGCACTCGAAGAAGCGCCTGGACCGCACTTTTCGGTGCAGCCCGGAAGTAAAATCACGGCTTAGCCCGCGCCGTAATGACAACAACGTCCACGACCGTACATTTCGCGCCGGGAACTACCTTAAACTCGGCTGGCCGTCAGTAAACATTATGTCGTCGTCAGACTACAAAAGCGTAGCGCTGACTGACTATGACCGCTTCCCTGAGGATATTGACGGGGAGGGTGATGCCTTTTCCCTGGGTTCTAAGCGTACGACTACCTTTATGTCCAGCGGGATGACACTGGTAGAGAGTTCGCCTGGCAGGGACATCCGCGACACAAAATGGCGACCAACTACTGCGCATGAAGCGCCGCCGACTACCGGCATATTATCGTTGTTTAATCGCGGTGACCGCCGCCGCCTTTACTGGCCTTGTCCGCATTGCGGAGAATACTTTCAGCCGGAAGTCGCTAATATGACCGGCTACCGGGATTCCCCTGATCCCGTTCTGGCAAGTGAGTCTGCTTATCTCCAGTGCCCGGCATGCAAGGGCAGGATCACGGCGGATATGAAACGTGAACTGAATATCCGCCATGTCTGGTTGCGCGACGGGGAAAAAATAGACCGTGATGGCAACAGATTTGGTGAACCGCGTCGATCACGCATCGCTTCATTCTGGATGGAAGGGCCTGCAGCTGCATATCAGACGTGGGCGCAGATGATATACAAATTCCTGACTGCCGAGCAGGAATACGAGTCCACACAGAGTGAAGAGACGCTGAAAACGGTGGTCAATACCGACTTTGGTCGACCTTATCTACCCCGCGCCAGTCTCGAACAACGTAAAAGCGAACTGCTGGAACAACGCGCCGAAGACGTGCCAAAGCGCTCTGTACCAGATGGCGTGCTGTTTATGACTGCAACCGTCGATGTGCAGGGCGGTAAATCCCGTCGTTTCGTGGTTCAGGTGACTGGCTACGGTGAGCAGGGTGAGCGATGGCTGGTCGATCGCTACAACATCCGCCAGTCATTACGGGCAAACGAGCACGGTGAATGTTACCCCATTGATCCAGCGGGTTATCCGGAGGACTGGGATTTACTTCTGTCTGACGTGTTCGAAAAGGCATGGCCCTTAGCGAGTGACCCGTCTAAACACATGCGGCTCATGGCGATGGCTGTCGATTCCGGCGGCGAGGATGGTGTCACCGATAACGCGTACAAGTTCTGGCGTAAATGCAAGCGGAATGGGCTGGGGAAAAGGATTTACCTCTTCAAAGGTGACAGTGTCCGACGCTCAAAACTTATCACAAGCACATTCCCTGATAACACGAACCGCTCAACCCGCCGGGCAAAGGCTGCCGGCGATGTGCCGCTTTACCTTCTCCAGACCGATGCACTGAAAGATCGGGTTAATAACGCCCTGTGGCGTGAATCACCCGGCCCGAACTATGTGCATTTCCCGAAATGGCTCGGCAGCTGGTTCTACGATGAGCTGACCTATGAGGAGCGTTCACCCGATGGAAAATGGAGCAAACCGGGCCGAGGTCCTAACGAAGCTTTCGACCTGCTCGTTTATGCCGATGCACTGGTCATATTGCACGGGTACGAAAAGATCAAATGGCCGGATGCGCCTGAATGGGCGAAGCGGACAACGTGGATCGAAGAAAGCACGTCGGAAACTGGCGAAGTGTCATCCACGTTACCAGCAAAAACGACCCATAACAGGAAAAAACGGAAGGCAAATAAGCCCGACGTTGAAAACAATCCCTGGACCACATCATCAGGAGGCTGGGTGTGAAACAAACCGATATTGAATCCATTATCCAGCGTTATACCGATGCGGAAATAGCTGTGCTGGAAGGGAAGTCCGTTACATTCAACGGACAGCAGATGACGCTGGAGAATCTGTCCGAAATCCGCAAGGGGCGTCAGGAATGGGAGCGTCGTCTTGCTTCCCTGCTGGCTCAGCGTAACCGGCGACCCGGTTATAAACTCGCGAGGTTTTCATGAGCCTGTTAGATGATGCAATTGGCGTCTTTTCCCCTGGATGGAAAGCTGCACGGTTACGTTCGAGAGCGATGATTCAGGCATATGAAGCGGTTAAGCCCACTCGAACACACAAGGCCCGCAGGGAAAACCGTTCCGCTAATCAGCTAAGCCAGATGGGGGCTGTATCCCTCCGTGAACAGGCGCGCTATCTGGACAATAACCACGATCTCGTTATTGGTGTATTCGATAAGCTTGAGGAAAGGGTTGTTGGTGCTAAAGGGGTTATTGTTGAGCCCCACCCGGTACTGAAGAACGGAAATATAGCGAAGAAACTGGCTGAACAAATCAGAACTAAGTGGGCTGAATGGTCGGTCAGCCCTGAGGTTACTGGGCAGTTTACCCGCCCGATGCTTGAGCGGTTGATGCTCAGGAGCTGGCTCAGGGATGGAGAAATTTTCGCTCAGATGGTCAATGGCTCTGCTATGGGGCTTGAGCCGGTGGCTGGCATTCCTTTCTGGATTGAAGCGCTTGAAGCTGATTTTGTGCCGATGACTAATGATGAGTCTCAGCAACTTTGTCAGGGAGTTTATGTAGATAACTGGGGGCGGCCTAAAAAGTACCTAGTCTATAAAAGTCTACCTGTTACTGGCCGTCAATTGGATACAAAAGATGTGGATGCCGGGAATATGCTTCATCTCAAATTTACCCGCCGTCTTCATCAGACCCGAGGTACATCTCTCCTTTCAGGTGTACTCATGCGCCTCAGTGCGCTGAAAGAATACGAGGATGCGGAGCTAACGGCAGCACGCATTGCAGCTGCACTGGGGATGTACATTAAAAAAGGGGACGGGCAAAGCCTTGATGGTGACGCCAGTAAAGACAATCGCGAAGTGATGATTGAACCCGGCATTATCTATGATGATCTGCTCCCCGGTGAAGATATCGGGATGATCAAATCTGACAGACCAAATCCCAATCTTGAAACATTCCGAAATGGGCAACTGCGCGCTGTCGCTGCCGGGGCGCGTCTCAGCTTCTCCAGTACAGCAAGAAACTACGATGGGACATACAGTGCCCAGCGTCAGGAGCTGGTTGAGTCAACAGATGGTTATTTGATCCTCCAGGACTGGTTCATCGGCGCAATTACCCGGCCAATGTACCGAAACTGGTTAAAAATGGCGGTGGCTTCTGGCGAAATTCAGCTACCCCGCGGGCTGGATATGGCATCGCTTTACACTGCCGTTTATTCAGGTCCGGTCATGCCATGGATTGATCCAGTCAAAGAGGCCAATGCCTGGAAAGCGCAAATCCGTGGTGGTGCTGCGACAGAATCAGACTGGGTGCGAGCCAGCGGACGCAATCCGGATGATGTCAAACGCCGTCGCAAGGCTGAAGTTGATGATAACCGCGAACTGGGACTGGTGTATGACACCGATCCTGCAAACGATAAAGGAGGCACCAGTGCCGAAGTCAAAGAACCAGACGCTCCGTCGCCCGAAAGCCAGCGCAAGAAGTAATTCGTGGTTTCGTATGCAGGCCAGCGCCGACAATCAGGCTGAAATATTCATTTACGACGAAATTGGTTACTGGGGGGTGACAGCCCGACAGTTTGTTAACGACCTGAAGGCGCTGGGCGATGTGACCCATATCAACCTTCATATCAACTCTCCCGGTGGCGACGTCTTTGATGGTATCGCCATTTTTAATGCTCTTAAACATCATGGTGCGTCAATCACCGTTCACATCGACGGTCTGGCCGCATCTATGGCCTCGGTCATTGCCATGGTGGGTAACCCGGTCATCATGCCGGAAAATACCATGATGATGATCCATAAGCCCTGGGGCTTTGCTGGTGGTGATGCCAACGATATGCGTGACTACGCAGAACTTCTGGACAAGGTTGAGTCCGTTCTTATCCCCGCTTATGCAGAGAAAACCGGAAAATCTTCGGATGAAATAGCGGCAATGCTGGAAGACGAAACCTGGATGGACGGCAAAGAATGCGTCGCGATGGGTTTTGCCGACCAGACCACCCCTTCTCTTCAGGCGATGGCCTGTATCCAGTCTAAACGTATTGAGGACTTCGAAAAGATGCCAAAAAGTATGCGCAACATGTTAACGCCGCCACGAGCAACCACTCAGCGCGATCCGCAGCAACCTCAGGGGCAGCAGCCGACGGTCACTCAACCTTCCGGGGCCGACGAAAATACCATCCGCGCCCAGGTTATCGCAGAGCAAAAAGAGCGCGTTAATGGTATTAACAACCTCTTCGCGATGTTTGGTGGTAAGCATTCCGAACTTCAGGCGCAGTGTGTAGCCGATATGGATTGCTCTGTCGATCTGGCAAAAGACAAACTGCTGGCGCTGCTGGGGAAAGATGCTTCTCCATCGGCGAAAACCACGCCAGCGCATACCCACGCAGGTAACGGTAATTTTGTCGCCGATGGTATTCGCCAGGCATTGATGGCGCGCGCAGGATTTGAAGATCAGGAACGTGATAATGTCTACAACGGGATGACCCTGCGTGAATATGCTCGTATGGCGCTGACTGAGCGCGGTATTGGCGTATCCAGCTATAACCCGATGCAAATGGTAGGGCTGGCGCTGACGCACAGCACCTCTGATTTTGGCAATATCCTGCTTGATGTCGCCAATAAAGCAATTCTGCAAGGCTGGGATGAAGCGGCAGAAACCTTTGAGCAGTGGACGAAGAAAGGCCAGCTTTCCGACTTTAAAACAGCGCATCGTGTGGGTATGGGGGGATTCCCTTCTCTGCGACAGGTTCGTGAAGGCGATGAGTATAAGTATGTGACTACCAGCGATAAAGGTGAAACCATCGCGCTCGCCACCTACGGGGAAATTTTCTCTATCACTCGCCAGGCTATCATTAACGATGATCTGAACCAGCTCACCGATGTTCCGATGAAAATGGGCCGGGCCGCCAAGGCGACTATCGGCGACCTGGTTTACGCTGTTCTGACTAAAAACCCAAAACTCTCCGATGGTAAGGCGTTATTCCATGCCGATCACCGCAACCTTTCTTCCGGTGCGATTTCTGTCGGCAGCCTGGATGATGCGCGTAAGCTGATGCGCCTGCAGAAAGAAGGTGAGCGATCTCTGAACATCCGACCAGCATTTATGCTGGTTCCGGTTGCACTAGAGACGCTGGCCAACCAGACGATCAAGTCAGCGAGCGTCAAAGGGGCGGATATCAATGCCGGAATTATCAACCCGATCCAGAATTTTGCAGATGTGATTGCTGAAGCCCGTCTGGATGATGCTGATGCTAAAGCCTGGTATCTGATGGCAGCCAAAGGGACGGACACTATCGAAGTGGCGTACCTGAACGGCGTTGATACACCTTATATTGATCAGCAGGAAGGGTTTACCACCGACGGCATCGCCACCAAAGTTCGTATTGATGCTGGAGTGGCTCCACTTGACTATCGCGGTCTGGTTAAATCCAGTGGTCAATAGTTCTCAACTCTGAATCACAATATCAATGCCCGTCAGGGCTTTTTTTATAACTGAATTCAGCCCCGAACGGGGCTGAAAGGAGATGTTATGGCTAAGAATTACATTCAGGCAGGCGCAACTATCCCGCTCAAAAACGCCGGGAGTGAAGATGTTCTCAGCGGTGATCCGGTTGTTGTCGGCAGCATGATTGCTGTAGCGATTACCGATATTGCGGCGGGCGATATGGGGGATGGTTTTGCCGAAGGGGTATTCCTGTTACCCAAGCTGCCTGCTGATGCCGTGACTGCGGGGGCGAAAGTTTATCTTAAAGCCGGAAACGTTCAATTGGATGAAACCGATGCGGTACTGGCCGGGGTTGCCTGGGAGGATGCCGCTGCAGGCGTAACCGTCCTGGAAGTCAAGATTAATGGCTAATGCTTTTGACAACCTGGCTGCCAGAATGGATACGTTAACGGCGAACAGGCTGGGGAGGCCGGTCACTATCAATGGTGATGATTATATTGCCGTTGAAAGTCATTTGTTGCTGGAAATGGGCCAAGTTGCAGGGGATGGCATTAGTTTGGTCATCTTTACTGTTGATTATCAGCCAGCACGTGGAGACATGGTTACCTATAACGGGCAGGCTTATACCGTGACTCGTTGGTTACCCTTCAACAGCAAACCGCAAATCTGGATTGAGGAGGACATAGGTGACGATTAAAGGCCTGGAAGAACTCAAACAGAACCTCAGCAATATCAGCAAAAATGCGATACCTCGTGCGACTTCCCAGTCTATTAACCGTGTAGCCGGAAGGGCAATAAGCAGGAGCTCTTCACGGGTGGCAAAAGAGACAAAGGTAAAGCGCAAACTGGTTATGCAGCGCGCCAGGCTTAAGCGGGCGAGTCCTAAAAAGCCAATGGCAACCATCCGGGTAAATCGCGGTAATCTTCCGGCGATAAAGTTGGGGCCGGTCCGGGTTCAGCTTTCACGGCGCAGGCGGGATAGCGGTAGTTCGGGGAGCGTTCTGAAAGTTGGGAATTTCAGCTTTCCTGGCGCTTTTGTACAACAGCTTAACAATGGTCGTTGGCATGTTCTGAGAAGAACCACCAAATCCCGTTACCCTGTTGAAGTGGTGAAAGTGCCACTCGCCACGCCCCTGACAACGGCATTCAGAGAAGAACTGCCCAAACTGATGGAATCGGATATGCCAAAAGAAATGATGGCTGCCATCAAAAATCAGATAAGGCTGGTGACGAAATGATTCACCCACAAATCAGAAAAGCTGTGCTGGATAAACTGAAGTCAACGATCTCCGGGAAAACCTCCTGGTACGACGGTCGACCCGCATTTATCGCACCAGAAGAGTTACCGGCAGTTGCTGTGTATCTGACTGATGCAAGAACCACAGGTAGCAGTATTGACGAGGAGGAGTGGGAGGCCGTTTTGCATATCGAGGTCTTTCTGAAAGCCACGTCACCAGACAGCGCACTGGATAAATGGATGGAAACCCGTATTTATCCGGCAATGGCTGATCTTCCTGCGCTGGTAAATCTTGTCGAGACCATCAGCGTAGGAGGATATGACTATCAGCGCGATGATGAGGCTGCTACCTGGGGATCCGCTGACCTCCAGTATTCATTGACCTATATTATGTGAGGACCTTATGGCAACCCCAACACCAACTACCCCGACGAAAGGTGCCGGAACAACCTTCTGGATTTACACAGGCACAGGTGACGCATACGAAGATCCACTCAGCGACATAGGCTGGACACGGACGGCTAAAATTAAGGAGATTACGCCAGGCGAACTGACCGCAGAATCATACGATGATTCCTATATCGATGATGATGCACCTGAATGGGACTCCACTGCTCAGGGCGTTAAGTCAGCCGGGCAATCAAGCGTCACGCTGGCATGGAAACCCGGTGAGACTGGTCAGCAGGATCTTGTTGACTGGTTCATGAGCGGCGATGAAAAAGCTTATAAGATTAAATATCCAAATGGTGCAGTAGATATTTTTACTGGCTGGATAAATAGTCTGGGTAAAACCATTGCACGAAATGAAGTTATTACCCGTAGTGCTCAGATTACCAATAAAGGAAAACCGTCTCTGGCTGAAGATAATTCCTCCGTTAATCCTTAATGTATTTCGATAGCGGTGCTATAGCACCGCGCTGGAGCAATATAATGACTTATCTTAAGAAAGATATATTAAACCCAGATGGTGAGAATATTCATCTTTTTGAATTGTCTGCCTTCAGTCGTATGACATATATTGAGTTCATGGTTGAAGAGCGAAAATCATTACCGACTGATGGGCTTCCACCTGATGAAAATTTTAAAATTGCGACCTTATTGACTATGCGCGATCAGGCCATGCTTGTTGCTTTATCCTTGAGTGAGGCAGATGACGAGCAGCGCGAGGGGAAAGATATCTTTCCGGAAATTATGCGTAAATATCCTCCAGGATTACTGGGTAGCGCGGCCTTAATGGTCCGTATGCTTTCAGGGATGGTCCCTCCTGTCATTAATGAAACCGAAGAGACTATAGAAGAGGATGCACCGGATCTGGAAAAGTCCTGACCCGCTCACGTCGCTTTGCTATGCGCTTAGCCAGAGAGTTTGGTCGGCCTGACTGGCGCGCCATGCTTTCGGAAATGTCCTCCTCTGAATGGTTCGAATGGATTGAATATTACCAGGAGCGTTGCTTCAGCGACGATCTGCTTGATTCCCATTTCGCAAATTTAAGCTTCCTCGCCGTCAGTCTTTTCACTGATCCAGACAAACACGGTATTTCCGCCCCTGATTTTAGTTTGCTTGCAACAGCCAGGGAAGAAAGCGAGGACGTTTCTGACGAACAGCTTATGTCAATAGCCGAGAGCATTCCCGGAGGAGTTCGCTATGTCCCAGCCAGTGGGTGATCTGGTCGTTAAAATTGATGGTGATAGCGCAAAATTTGATGAGGAAGTTGCTCATCTCAATAAGCAACTGAGCGGGTTAGGCAGAGCAGCAAACGACAGTTCAGCACAGGTTACAGCAGCTTTTTCACGTCAAGAGCGCGCTGCTAAGCGTGCTGGTATTTCAATCGGGCAGTATAAAAATGCGATGCGCATGCTGCCTGCACAGTTCACGGACGTCGCCACTCAGCTGGCTGGTGGCCAGAGCCCCTGGCTAATCATGTTGCAGCAGGGCGGGCAGGTAAAGGATTCCTTTGGTGGTCTGGTTCCGACCTTTCGTACCTTGCTGGGATCAGTAACCCCTCTGGCGCTGGGTATCACCGCATTGACCGCCGCAGGTGCGGGGATGGGGTATATCTATTATAACGGATCGTCAACCCTTTCAGATTTCAATAAAACGCTCACATTATCTGGCAATTCTGCGGGCCTGACTACCGACAGAATGCTGGTACTGGCAAAATCCGGCCAGCAGGCCGGACTTACCTTTGATCAAACCAGTGATTCCCTGACGGCATTAATTAATTCTGGGGTCGGCGCTGGTGCACGTTTTGATGAATTAAGCCAGTCAGTAGCGAGATTTACTGCTGTCTCAGGTGTCCCGGTTGAGAAGGTTGCAGAAGCATTCGGGAAACTGGCTAATGATCCGACATCCGGCCTAATTGCGATGGCGCAACAGTTTCATAATGTGACGGCCGAGCAGATTGATTATGTTGCTCAATTGCAGCGCTCAGGAGATGAAGCAGCCGCACTGCAGGCGGCTAATGATGTGGCGACGAAGGGGTTTAATTCCCAGACTCAGAGCCTAATCGATAACATGGGTACGATTGAGCGCTCTGCTGATTCGTTGAAACGCGCGTTTAAATCCATGTGGGATGCTGCACTCGATCTCGGACGGCCAGATACCGCTGGTGAGATGGCAAGTAAGGCAGAAGCTGCTTTTAAACGGGCTGATGAAATATGGAATCTCAGGAAAAATGACCGTTATGTGAACGATGAAGCCAGAGCCCGTTACTGGAACGACCGGGAGTCGGCCCGTCTGGCCCTTGATATGGCGCAGCAGCAGGCTGGTATTGCCAAGGCCAGTGTAGCTGCGGCAGAAAAGGAAGCGGAAGCAGAATCTGATAAACAGAAATATGCCGCTCAGGCACAGGCCAATTATGCAAAATCGCAGACTGCGCTTGAAAAATATACCGCCCGACAGAATGAATTAAATAAGGCGTTGAAGGAGGGGCATATTCTCCAAGCTGATTACGCCATAAACATGGCGGCAGCTAAAAAAGAATATGAGGCTTCCTTAAAGAAAACAACGAAACCAAAAGGTGTCAAAGTATCAGCAGGCGACCGATCTTCTGACCAGACAAATGCTGAAACTATGCAGTTGATGACTCAGCTTAAACTGCTGCAACAGCATAGCGGGCTTAACGATACCATCAGTCAACAGCGTAAAAATTTATGGTCTTTACAGTCAAAATTCTCGGTTGTCGAAGAGGCATCGAAAACACGCGCGCTCAGCAAAGATGAACAATCTTTACTCGCCAGCAAGGATAAAGTTCTGGCGCAGGCTGAAGTCAATGCAAAACTCGGCGATCAGATTGTCGCTCAGGAACGCTTAAATAAACTTCAGGACAACTCATTAAAATATATTACCCAGATGAATGAAAAAACAGCGGCACTGACAGATAGTGCTGGTCTGGGTGACAAGGGCAGTCAACGTAATCTCGAAAGAGCACAGCTTCGCCAGGGCTGGCAGAATCAGGGAGGAAGCCTGGCTGATGAAGGTTATAAAAAGGAACTGGAGGCACTGGAAGGATACTATTCCGCTCAGGATGAAATGCGGGGTAACTGGCTAGCAGGTGTTGAGTCCTCCTGGCAAAACTACGTTGATATGGCCACCAACTATAACCAGATTGCTGCGGATACGACTAATACTGCGTTGAGCGGAGTGACGAGTAATCTCCAGCAGGGGTTATATGATCTAGCCACCCAGTCTGAAGATGCTGGCGATGCCCTGAGTAACATGGTTGAAGGGTTTGGTAAGACTGTCATCCAAACCTTAACTCAGCTTGCTGCTCAGTGGTTAGTCTACCAAGGGGTACAGCTACTTGTAGGAAAAACTACACAAGCTTCCGCTGTGGCTCCTCTGATTGCAAATGCTCAGGCTATGTCATTGCAGGCACAAATAGCTGCTTACGCTTCAACCGCAGCCATTCCACTTGTTGGTCCTGCGCTTGCGCCTGCTGCTATGGCAGCCGCCGCAGGAATCACTACTCCCCTTGTTGCTGCTATTTCAGCTTCAGCATTAGCAGGCATGGCGCATGATGGTATCGATAAAATACCAGAAACGGGGACATGGTTATTGAAGAAAGGGGAGAGGGTAACAACTGCGGGAACGTCAGCAAAACTGGATGCAACACTGGAACAAGTCAGGCAGCAGAGAGTTGGGGGTGGCAATCCTTTAAGGGTCGAATTCAACAACTCATTCAGTGGGAAACCAGATGACGCAATGCTTGCCTCATTTGATAAGCGTCAGAGGGAGTCTGAAAAACGCCTTGTGAAATACCTGACATCTCAGGTAATGCAACCGACTGAAGAATATGGTCGTGCTATAAGGTCCGTATATCCAGGGCGGAGAATGAAATAATGGCAGATATTTATTATCCCCACGATTATCTTCCAGTACCTCTTTATGATGGGTATGGTTTTAAGCCAGTATCTCCACTCCTGCGAACAGAAATGACAACCGGACGAGCTCGTCAGCGTCGTCGTTATCTTTCCACCCCTACACAAAATACGGTTAAGTGGTTATTCAAAAGTGATGGGCAGGCTCAGCTATTTGAAGCATGGTATCACGAAACTATTGATGATGGTGCCGCTTGGTTTTATATGGTACTGAAAACTCCAATGGGAATTGAACCTTATAAATGCCGTTTTGTTGATATTTATGAAGGTCCAACACCAATGAAACCGGGGAAATGGATGTTCACAGCTACTTTAGAACTATGGAAAAGACCTATTCTTCCTCCCGGCTGGGCAGAATTCCCTGATTTTATTATCAACAGTGACATTCTTGATTTGGCAGTTAACAGGGAGTGGCCTGAGGCATGACAATACTCGACCGCCTCTATGCCAGCAGCGGGCCGGAGGTCATCATTGAAACGCTGCAGATTAATATCGGTGATGAAGTTCACTATCTCTGTAAAGGCTATGAGGACATTACAGCCACGACCGAGACTGGCGATACTGTAACGTTTATTGCCTGTGCGATGGATATTGCATTGCCAGCCCGCAACGCTGATGGCACGCAGGATTTGAAGTTTGCACTTTGTAATATTGACGGTGTTGTTTCGACCACTATTCGTAAAGCCATCAATGACCGTAACGCAGCATCGCTAACCTACCGGAGTTATATCTCAACGGATTTAGCGGCGCCTGCGGCGGTGCCGTACACGTTGCAGATTAAATCAGGCTATTGGACGGCGACAGAGGTGCAGATCACCGCGGGCTATATGAATGTCCTCGATACAGGCTGGCCGCGATACCGCTATACGCTCCCTTCATTCCCTGGTCTGCGTTACACCAACTAAGGATTTCATCATGCTCAACCCTGATAAATATCTTTCGGTCACATGGCTGAAGGGCGGCAGAGTGTACCCGCAGCTCGACTGCTTTGGCATTGTGAACGAGATACGGAGTGATCTTGAATTGCCTCTCTGGCCTGATTTCTCTGGTGTGACAAAAGACGACGGCGGGCTCGACCGCGAAGCGCGCCGGATGATGCTTTCTCTGAAACGTTGCGAACCCTGCGAAGGTGCCGGGGTGGCCTGCTATTCGGGTTCAACCGTCACTCATGTCGGTATCGTCGTCAATATCGGTGGCTTGTTGCACGTGGCGGAATGCAATCCGGGGACGAACGTCACCTTTCTACCTTTGCCGCGGTTTAAGCGGCGATTTGTCAAAGTGGAGTTCTGGCAATGACCATTCGTTTTTTCCCGTCGCGACTGCCCGGCGAACCACTTGAGACGCACGAGCATGGCGTAATCAGTATTCGCAGCTGGCTGGTTGCCAATGTTGAAGAGTATGAAGATAGGGAGGTGTCCCCGTTGGCCATTGAGCTTAATGGCCAGCTCGTACCTCCTGGTGAATGGGCGTTTCGCATCATCCGGCCGGAAAGCGATGTCCGCATGTATCCTGTGCCATTCGCTACCGGGTTTGCCATCGCCAGCCTCGTTATTGCAGTAGCGGCTGCAGCCTACTCCATATACATGATGAACAATATGGACAGCGGTGGCTACACGTCATCTACCGGGCGCAGCCTCGATCTGAACCCCGCGAAAGCAAACAGCGCAAAACTCGGTGATCCGATCCGTGAAGTTTTTGGCCGCCGCCGCATTTACCCGGATTATGTTGTCCAGCCTGTCACCCGCTATGATCCTGCTGACCCGACCATCATGCATGTTCATATGTTTGTCTGTCTGGGGGCGGGTCATTTTGATTATTCTGAGGGTGATATCAGAGTCGGGGATACACCAAAAACGTCTTTGCCAGGGTTCAGCCATACAAACTATCCGCCCGGTACTGATGTTTCCGGCGATGAGCGTAGCGAAAACTGGTTCAACTCGACTGAGGTTGGGGGAACATCCTCCGGATCAGGGTTGGATATGGCGCAGACCTCACCAGACTCAGACGACATTATCGCGGACAGTATGACGGTATCCGGTGCAACCGTAACGTTTACCGGACTTGATACAGATGACGACGATGATGAAGATGAGGACGATAACGCGCTGCCTGAAAGCTGGGTGGACGGCACTATAGTGGAGATTAAAGCGCCAACCAACTTTCTGATTTCGACTTCTTCCGGCTACAGCGTATTTGCGAGCAAACTACTGACTGAGATTGAGCCAGTGGCTGGAATGCCGGTTACGCTCAGCTTTAACAGCGTTGATTACGATCTCTTCATTTCAGCATATTCGCCGGGGCAGGATGCCGTGCCGGGTGAGGGAGGCAGTGCGGCTAAAATTCAGGCCAGCGCTGCGCCAACCACTTACGATTTCTCGCTTGGCAGCACAACATTTACGGTGACCTGGCACGGAACAACTTATACCGTCTCGCTGGTTGCCGATTATGTCAATATGTCCGGCCTGCTGGCTGTCATCACGGAGGGACTGACGGGGTCAGGCCTGGTGGCGCAGGATAATGGCGGAACGATACTGATTACTGAAGAAGTGAGCCCGTTCGCGGGCGGGTCAGTTATGTCTTCTTCACTTCCAGTTGTTGTATTTGGTGCTGCGCCGATATACACCGCAGGCAGCAAATCAACCGGCGGTAGTGCGGCTATCACGGCAAACGTCACGCTGGCATACAACAGCGCGACGGGTACTCCTTTTTCGGGGATGCCGGAAGGCACTCAGCGTCTATCTCTCTCTCATCGGGGTAATGAGTACCAGATAATTTCAACTGATGGCACAACGGCTACTGTTTCGCGTCTGGTTGATGGCGCGATTGATGCCACATGGCCGGGTTTTTCAGCGCGGACGATGATTGACTATGAAGCCACCGGGCTGAATGACAGTGACACATGGATGGGCCCCTTCCTGGCGAGCCCTGATAATGAAATTGTTGATATGTTTGAGGTGAATTTTTCATTCCCCAGCGGTATCTGCGGCTTCGATAACAAGGGCAAGAAACGCATCCGGCATGTTGAGTGGGAAATCCAGTATCGGGTATATGGTTCAGGTGCAGGATGGATCAGCAAAGCAGGCGAATATGCGTTAAAGAACGTAAACGGCCTCGGGTTCACTGAGCGGATTGTTCTGGACTCACCCGGTCTTGTCGAGGTGCGTTGTCGGCGTCGTAACGAGCAGGGCAGCAACAATGCTCGCGACAACATGTACTGGCAGGCTCTGCGTGGCAGGCTACTTACCCGGCCTGTATCTTATACCGGAGTGACCTCGTGGGGAGTCACTGTTGAAACAGGTGGTAAGTTGGCGGCACAGTCAGACAAGCGAGTGAATGTTGTGGCCACACGAGTTTATGACTCAGGTGTTGCCCGGTCAATTTCGGGAGCTTTATTGCATGCGGGGAATTCTCTCGGTCTTCAGATGGATACGGAAGCCATCAGCACGCTGGAATCAACATACTGGACGCCAGGTGGTGAGTATTTCGACTTTGCTACCGGGGACAGTATTTCGGCGCTGGAAATGCTGCAGAAGATAACGAATGCCGGGAAGTCTTATTTTCTGCTGAGTGACGGACTGGCGTCAGTCGGGCGGGAGGGGGTCAAGCCCTGGACGGGAATAATCACTCCGCACGAGATGACCAAGGAACTGCAGACCGGGTTCACAGCGCCATCGGATGATGACTATGACGGAGTTGATGTCACCTATATCAACGGGACAACATGGGCGGAGGAAACCGTACAATGCAGGACCAGCGATAATCCTACACCGGTTAAAATTGAGGATTACCAACTTGATGGTGTACTTAACCGGGATCGCGCGTATCAGATTGGTATGCGTCGCCTGATGAAGTACCTTCAGCAGCGGGAAACCTACCAGACCACTACCGAACTGGATGCGCTGTGCTACAACGTTGGTGACCGCATTGTTCTGACAGACGATATACCGGATTCAGTGAAGACAATCAGTTGTTTCGTGGAGTCCTTATCAACTGTCGATGGCGTGACGACGATGACGGTATCCGAGCCCCTTGACTGGACGTATCCGAATCCCAGAGCATTAATCCGCTATCAGGATGGATCAGCTTCTGCGCTGATGGTGGCGACTAAGGTCGGAGACTATCAGTTGTCAGTGCCGTATCTCAGCAAGTTCGTCGAACTGGATTTCACCACGCCATCCATTGAACCGGTCAGGCTGGTATTTTGTGATTCTTCCCGCGTGGGTTACAACGCGATAGTGTCTGAAATAGCCCCACAGTCTGACGGAACGTGTCAGGTTACCGCCAAAGAGTACCGCGCGTCATTCTACGACTACGACAACGCCAGCTACCCCGGCGACGTTGCATAAACATAAATAACTCCCAACAACCCGCCTCGGCGGGTTTTTTGTTATAGGGCGACTATGAGCACATACAAAACGAAAAACCCTTTAGGCTCCCCCGCCGCAAAGGACTTGTTCGATAATGCCGAAAACCTTGATGTTTTCGTCAATGACAGAACAAAAGAGGTGTCAGATGACCGGTTAGGAGTGCTCCGTAAAACCTGGTATGGCATGGAGATGATCTTCAGCCGGTTTATCGACTACATCACTGGTCGAGGCGAGCAGGCGGTTGCGGCTATCGGCTGGCAGGAATTGGGGGATTGGGCCATAGGATTGACGGTTCAGAACCGCAATCAGATAGTGGGTTATAACGGTTCCTGGTACAAATACCTCGGAGAGCTTGAGCACGTCATTACCGGAGATTCCCCGGAGAATGATGGCGGCGTGTGGTCGGCTGAAAACCCAACGGGGAAATGGTCGAATATTGGTGATGCGGCTCTTCGCTCAAACCTGGGTTCAAGCGAA